CAGGGTCGCCCTTGCGGAGCAGACTGCACCCGGTCGTCAGGGCCAGCAGGACGATGACGGCCAGGGCGAGGCGCACGGGGTCACTTGCCCTTGAGGGCGTCGAGGATGGTCTTGCCCTTGGCTTCGATGGAGTCGGCCTTGGCCTTGTGCTTACGCATCACGAGCAGTCCCGTGACTAGGCCGAGGATGAACGAGACGATGATGGCGGTGATCATAGGTTAAGCGGTGGTTATGACACGACCTCCACCTTGACGAGGGGGCCGAGGTCGACGGGCGTCTGCGGGGTGGCGAAGGTGACGGTGATTTCGGACTGGGTCGCCGTGACGGGTTCGCCGTTCCAAGTAGGAAGTACGGTCGCCAGCAGTTGGGCGTAGTCGCCGATGGCGAGGCAGGAGGTGATGCGGTAGGTGTGCATAGGTCAGCCGTTGGTCGTGAATACCTTAGGGTTTTGATATGTGATTGTCGTATTACCAGCCGAGGCGGAGGTCGAGGTGTTCTCGATTTCAGCCTGCCACCATACGAATGATGCCGCGTTTCCGGTAGGGCCGCCAGTCGAAGTTCCTAGGAGCGTGCCATCGACATACAGGGAGATGTTTCCAGCGCCGTCCGAGAGGGTCACGATTTCGTAGGTGCGGTTTGCTACGGGGACGAACGCCGTCGTCAGGGCGGTGGTCGTCAGGGTCGTGCCGTTGTGGGCGATGATGGACATGACCTTGGTCGAGAAGTCCCACTCCCAGCCGTAGCTTCTTGCCGCAAGAGTTCCGGGAACGGGCAGCGAGTTTCCAGCGCGACCCAAAACAGACCGCAACTTTACCGCGGTGATCGTCGTGGCCCAAGAGGCGGTGGTAAGCCTGACGCTGTGACCGCTTTCCGTTCCAAAGTTATAATAAGAATTACTGTTTGAAAGGCCGTAAAGGTTGAAACCACGGGTGGCATATCCTGCCGTCGAGATGTTGGGGGCAATCAGGTTCCCGTTCAATGACGTGACCCCAGAGTTAGCGTTCGAGCCCGTGCCGGAAGACCCAGCCGAAAGAGCCGAGACGCCAGGAGCCCACAGGTTGGTCGACAGCGACGACAGTTTCGTGCCACGAGGGGAACTGACCGTGGTCGTGCTGGTCAGGCTGATGGATTGAGCATTAGTCGCAAACGCCGGGATGTCGCCCGTGGTCGCCAGCCCCAGCGTCGCAAAGGACTTGTTCTTCCACAGGTCGGTCGAGAGTTCGTAGACCAGCAGGTCGTTGTTGGCCTCGGACGCCAAGGCCACGTCGTGCAGTTCGTGCAGCTCGTAGCCGTTCTGGACCGCCACGAGGATGGTCCCCTGCGTAGGGTGCGAACGGATCACCACGCCCACATAGACCAGATGCTGGGGAGCCGAGGGCTTGGTCGTCGTCCACGTTCCGGCGGTGGTCGGGGACAGGTAGAGTTGGACGCCTTCGGTCAGCGCGGATGTGTTGATGGCCTCAAGGACGCCCCGCACGATGACGTAGCCCGTGCCGTTGTTCGTGATGGCCGTCTTGACGAAGCCGATGGTCTGGGCCGAGTTCGCGTCATTGTTAGCCTGGGCAAGCGTGATGAGGGGGAGGTTACCCGTGGCCCCGGAGATGTAGACGATGGAGCCGGCGGCGATGGTCGAGCCGGACTGGTTGCGGACCTCGACTTCAAGGTTGCGGGCGTTCGCCGTGCCACCGAGGAGGCCAGCCTGGACGAAGGCCGTCGTGGCGATGGAGGTATCGTTATCGCCGAAGGTGGCGGTCGGGGCGGTGGGGTTGCCGGTGAGGGCCGCGTTGTTGAAGCCGGGGAAGGCGATGGATTGGACGGAGCCGTTGCCGAAGATGATGCTACTTAAGTCATACCGAATTGAGTTTACCTTCTGTCCTCCCGTTGCGTCTTTAAAACGGAGTCCTTCTGGATCTAGAACAAAACCCACCCCAGCGCCGGGGATGATTGTTCCATCTACATCATCGAAAACTTGAAATAGCGAGTCGACCGAAAGTGGGGTGATGATTAGACGGCGAAGCTGTCCTGCCACCGTTCCCGCAAACGAGGTGTCTCGCTCAAGGTTAAACTGTTCGGCATTGAGATCGATATTGTAAAGAGCTTCAGTCATTCCTGAAGTCTTCTGAATACGCACACCAAACGTCTCCAGCTTCTCGTCCGCAGCATTCGTGAAGTCTAAGTCCGTCAGGTCACGCTTGTCTGAGACGTTCAGGGTCGTCCAATCGGTGTTGTAGTTCGTCCCGTCAATCTTTGTGAGGAACTGACCAGCCGTACCACCAGCCGGCACGCCTTGACCCGCAGGACCAGCCGGCCCTTGACTCCCCGCCGGACCCTGCGGACCGGGGACTCCGACCGAACCAGACAGGGTGCCAGGGACTGACCCCGTGGCCGTGCCGTCTACTGATCCAAACGTGTTGGAGGTGCTGGTGATGGTGCCGAAGGCCATAAAATCAGACGGTGACGGAGTCGATGACGTTGACGCGGAAGATTTCCGAACGGGTCACGGACGAGCCGGGGAAGACGAACTTGATGTCCCAGCGCCCGAGGCCGATGGCCCAGTCAGCCGTGGAGCCAGGGTAGGCCACCGTGAAGGACAGGCCGTCGCCCGCCTTGGTGACGGTCATCTGGTACTGGTTGAACTGCTTGTCCTCGAAGGTCGAGGAGAGGGTCGTGGTCAGCAGGTTGGCCGGGCCGGAGGCGCCGGGAGTCCACGAGAATACGCAGGCGAAGGAATTGCCCCTCGAGATGGTGACGGTGTTTGGGCAGCTCATCGGGTCTTATTCTTGCGTAGGATGGAAGGGGGGTGGGGTCAGGTGGGCCTATGCCGGCTTGATTACTTCCGTGACGTAATGATCGTTGATAAAAGTGAAATAGCCCAACGTCTTCGGGATTGTTACCTCGGGAGGATCAAAGTCGTCTTCTACGGTTAGCTCCCAATTCGCATCGCCGGCGTCCGAGAAGGACGATCCAACCTCTACGTCTATGCCGCCGAAGCCATATGGAGTTCCATTATGAATTGTCGAAGACCTTGGAGTCGCAATCGCATTGACCTTCTTGAATTTAATCTTGCCCTTGATTACCGTTCCTTTGTTCCAGCAACAAATTTTGGTGTTATATAATGCCACCTTGATTTTACGCTCATAATTCAAAGTGGTCGTGGCCTGCTTGAAAGGATAGAACTCTAATTCGCTTGTGTCTCCATTTATTACCAGAGATTCGTAATTTTCCACGCTGACGCTGAGGGAGTAATAGGTGGTGTTGCTTCCGAAAATAGGTTTCATTTCAGAATCGTACCTATAAATAACTCCGGTGTCAGGAACGACCAAACCGAACAAAGGTGAGTCCTGAAGATTAATGGCGGTCTCGGAATGCCACCTGGGGTCTAAGGGAAGCGGAGAGCTGGGCCAGGTGTCAGTATCTGCCAGCGTCCCGTTTTCTCCGTTAGGATCTGGTACGGGATCGTTATCAGGAGGGTCAGGGAAGTAAATATATTCAATATCAACGGGGTATTCGGAGTTGAGGGTTACGGCAGGTACGAACTCAATCCGCGTCTTAACGTAATTATCCGAATTGATGTGGGTTTTTACGATGACTTCGTCTGGGTAATTTTTGAACCAATGGCTGTATGCGTAAATTTCTGACGGTCCGCCGCTGACATTAATTCCAGAAAATACGCTCCCATCGCTTTTAACGTCGCCGTCAGGTCCGTCAGATAGCATGATAAGCGCTGAAGCGCCGCGGGGAGGAATCGCCATGTCAGGTTGAACTCCACCAGTAAATTGCAGTCGACGACCCGCACCTGAAGCGCTCCGTCCAGATGGAGTTCATGATGACCGGTACAAGGGTCGCTTTCTCGTTTTCATCGATCAGCACGGTGGCCAGCAGGAGGTAAGAGTTGTCGTTGCTGTCAGAAGGAACCGACGTTCCTCCAGCCGAGATGATACGGGGATACTTTGCGTCACCACTATCTTGAGCGGGGTATTCCGCAGGAGGACCAGCCTTGTTCCCGCAGCGCAAGTAAATCACGCCAAGACCTCCGGTCACATTGATGACCGACTTGGGAGGGTTCGGTATGCCGGAGGTCTGGCGGTCGAGTTTGACCCAGACCCCGTCCTCCTCGACCTGCGGGATGAGATTATTGACCGCACCGACGCAGACATTAAAAAAGTGCGTGTTGCCTGTTGTTTCGTAACCGTCGTAATTAACTCGAAGTGGCTGGCAGGTGACGGGGGCCTGATCGCGGGACGGAAACGGGTTAGAAATATCCAGGGTAAACCCCTTGCTGGACGAGTCGAATTTATAGCCGACTCCAGGTTGAATCTTCATCAGACAGAAGCGTAAACGGCGGCCACGTACCCTTCGCGGTTAAAGCGGATTTCATACTGCACCTTGTACAGACTACCAAAGTCCTCGGTATTGACCTGAGTTAGAAGCAGTTGGTTCTTGCCGCTGATCGTAAAGGTCGAGCCCATGTAGGCTGGGAGCAAGTTGATTGTTAAGAAAGAGCCGTCGCCTGAGGTCTTGCCGACGCGTTCGATCATGCCCTGGACGGTGGCCGAAGCGGTGGTGTAGAAGTGGCCGGAGAAAGATGTCTGAGGGGCGAGATAGTTGGTCTTGCCGTAGAAGTCCTTGGACTCAGGCTTCTTAAACCCAAGGAATTTGCGGCCAGTTTTCAGCTCAAAGGTGGCGCCGTTGTTGCCCTGATATTCGGTCGGGTTTGTGCCTGCGACGGTGGCATAGGCAGGGGTCGCAAGGGAGCCTGTTCCGACGCCAGCGATAGGCGAACCGCTGAAGCCCGTTGCCGTCTCAAAGAAATTAGGATGAGTCGTGATGCTCTCGGAGGTCAGACCCTGCGATCCGCCAACCTGTGGGTCGGTGCGGAGTCCGCTGTTATAACTTAGTTCGATGCCGACGTAATCAACGGTTGCCGTGGCGACCTCAAGCGCGTCGAAAGAGATGCTGGCCTTGTGGGCCTTGAGATTGCCGAAGCCAAGCACAGGGAAGGAGCTTCCTCGCTCGATGAAGCTGAAAGACCCGAACCTGTCGGACTTGTAAGAGGCCGTGCAGGTCATGAGGCCGTAACCGTCATAATTGACTTTCCATCCTGGCTGAAGGAGCCCGGCGGCTAGGTTGTCGCCTGTGTCTACGCGTGCCATGTTATTAGGTTAGGTTGTTGCGGTTTTGGTAAAGTCTAAGGGAAGAACTCCAGGGGTGGCGGCGGCGATGCGCTCAAGGGCGGCGGTCTGCTTCTTGGCTTCTTCGAGCTGGGCGTTCATGGCTTCGAGCACCGGGTTGGCACCGACGCCGACGACGTTGGAGAAGCCTTCGGGGCCTTTGAAGTCTGCGGACTTTGCTGCCGCCTTTTCAGGGCCAAGCGACTCCATCAGTTTACGACCTTCGGCAGTCTTGTTGAAATATTCCATCGCCAAACGCTGAACTTCTTTGTCTTGAGAAAGTGTGTCCATCGACACCCCGGCACGAAGCTGACGCTGGAACTGCTCGGGGAGTTCAAAGTCTTTAAACATGCCCCCTTCGTTCTTTAAGATCTGGCGGGTCACTTCTGATTTGCCCGCATCGATTAGTTTCTTTTCGTCCTCTAATTCTTTTTTGCGTTTAAAGAATGCCGCGGCCCGTGACTCTTCTGAGGTATTGAAGCGACTCTCGCCTGTCGCCATAAGGTCGAGACCTTCCTTGGCGTTGCGCTTGGCCTCTTCAATAGACTTGGAAATGTATGAAATCGCACCTTGGATTAGCACCATCGGAGCGGTGAAGCCTAGAAAGATGTCTTTGAAGCTTGTGCTGAACTTCTTCTGAATGTCCTCAATCTGCTTGGCGAAACCAGTCGTAGCAGCCTTGGCCTTGTCCATGGCCTGCGGGACGTCCGAGGTCGTCTTGATGTTAAGCTCCAGGGATTGTGCCATCGTCGGGTGTTTCCTTTGCAGGATTGGAAGGGGGCGCAGCCGCGGCGGCCTGCTCCTTGGCCAGTTCTTCGGCGATGAAGGCTTCCTCCTCCGGGGACATGATCGCCACGTCCGCACCCTTGCGGATAGCCAGGGCGGAGTTCAGCCAGATGGCCTGACATTCCGGCATCTCCCACGCCCGCTTCTCTTCGATGCCGTTGGCGATGAGGTTGGCGACGATGGACAGGGGCCACGGGACGCCCTTGTCCCCGCCTCCGCCCGCCTTGGCTTTGGACTGCTCCCAGAACTTAGGCCAGTCTTGGACGAGGATGTAGCCGGCGAAGGCTTCCAGCAGGCGCTCGAACTTGGCAGGGTTATTCTCGAGGCTGACGATCCGCAGCTGGTCCCGCCAGCCGATTGCCCCGAGTTGCTCTTCGGCGCACACTTGGCAGGCGAAGACGAGGTCCGCAGGGGTGACGCCGCGGGAGCCCGTCAGAAGCGGAGAGTCCAAGGCCATCAGACGCACCCGGTACTTGAGGCACCAGGGGTAAAGCGAACGACCCAGCAGCCGAAAGGGCGCCGGGTCGACATAGGCATTTAAGAAGCGTCGGTCCACTTCCTTGATGCTGTCCCCTTTGCGGGGAAGTCAATTACATCGAGATGCCTTCGTAGTCGATGGCCGTGATGGACACAGACGTGAAGCCTTGGGACGTGCCCTTTTCGTCGACCTTCGTGATGACTCCCGAGAAAGAAGCCGAAGCGGAGCCAGAGGGATAGGCCGAATTGGTGTTCGCCGTGAAGGCGAGCGTGGCGCCCAGCTGGGGGATGCTCGACGATTTTGCGATACCCTCGACCGTGATCTCGGACTTGCGGTCATCGAGACGGTGGGTCTTGGTCAGGCCAGTTTCGTCGACGACCGTGGCCTCGGAGTTGAACGAGGACGTGAGGGTGTAACTTTGCACGAATAAATTACTGGTAGTACCAGAAATTCCAAACAAGCAGGTCGTTCCGTTGGAGATGGCGGCGCACATAGAGGGTAAAAAATTTTTAGCGGGTTAGGCTTTGAATATGCGGGCTTTGGAATGATTAGGCGGCGGGCAGGACCACGAGCACGTCGAACGAGAAAGCGGTCGCCCAGGAGCGTTCATCGATACCCTCGTCTTCGGACCCGATGATGACATCGTAGCAGGTCGCGTCCGTCGAGGTGACGAAGGCCGCCTTGATGCTGGTCAGGTCACGCATATTGCCGGACAGGGCGGCGCAGCGGGCGCGGTGATCGGCGAGGGTCGTGTCGTCGGCGTTGGAGAAGAGGGTGATGCGGACCGAGCAGGAGTAGTTGCCAAGGCCCTCGGGGAGGTCGCCAGGGGCACGGGCGGAGTCGCAGAGGACCACGGCCTTGGGCAGGGTCTGGGTCGCGGCGCTGTCCCCGGTGAGGAACGTGACGGCGGTCAGCCCGGTCTGGGTCGAGAGGTAGGTCGCGAGGGTGGCCTCGACGATGTGACGGATGGATTTGGTGCCCATAAAGGTTAGCGGATGCGGCCAGAGTTAAAGTCCCCGGTGTCGCGTTTTAGCAGTTGCTCGGTGTCCCTCTCGATGCGGGCGACGGCGTTGGCGTAGACCAAGCCTGCCACGTTGTTTTTCGTGGCTTTGTCGTCGGAGTTGCCGATCAGGTTGCCGAAGGAATAGTTGACCGCCTTCTGCGTAGAGTAAAGGCGCTGAAAGTTATTGCCGGAAAACTTCTTCACATACCCTGCCACGCCTTTGCGGCCGAAGGTCTGGTCGACCCCTTTCTTCTTAGGCTTGGGAATGACCTGCATGACATTCCACCAGCCCGACTTGAGTTTGCCGACCTCATCTTGGCGTTCCTTGATGTAAGCCTTCAGCTCGGCCTTTGAGTCCACGAGGAACTTTCCTAGGTAGTCACCTCGGCCTTTATCAATCTTGGTCTTCCCTTGGCGGGTGAGGCGCTTCATGCGGTTGTGGACCGGGCGCAGATCGGTGACTGTGGCGTTCGGAGGTTGGCCGCTGGACTGGTTAAAGAAGTTCTGGGCCTTGCGGTAAGCGCGAAGCATATCCGAGTCGGCTACAATTTTATTCGGGATAATTGCGTCGAAACGGATGCTCTTATCGCTGGCGGCCTGCATGGCCTGCGTGAACTCGCCGTAGTTCCGGCGCTTCGCAGAGGATGCCAGGTTGTTCAGAAGCATGGCCCCGGCGACCTTGGCCTTGTCGTTCTTGGCCACGAACAGGGAGTTGATGTCTCTTTCGACGGCACGCCTGCCGACTAGCTCTGCCTGTTTGGTTTCGCCCCCGCCGCCGCCCATCTTGAACGGAGGGGTGAAGATGATTGCGTCTCGGCACATCAGGGCGGCTTCACGGAGGGCCGCGTACTCAATGGTATAGCCGACCTCCTGGGCGAAGGCGGTCAGCGCTTTGTTGAAGGTCGAGACGTTCGCGTGGACCAGCCCCATGGCTTTACTGGTTATCGTCGATGACGACGAGCGTGATCCAGGCCGACCCGGGCTTGTAGGTCTGGCTGGTGATGCGGACGGTCTTCCCGCCGGCGACAATCTTCTTCCCTTGGGCAAGGCTGGCGATGGGCACCCCTGCCGACAGTAGGGCCGCCGATGCCCCAATAGACCCGTCTGGCTGGCTCCAGGAGGCCGTTACAGCGGGGAGCCTGACCGAGTACTGGGTCCGTTCCATATACCCCCCTGCTTCGAGCACGGTCGAGACCGCGGGGTCGGAGATGAGGCAGGAGAAGGTGATGGCCCCGGAGTTGGCCGACCCGGCCACGCCGAAGTCCGCCACCATCTCTTTGGCGTCATTAAGAAACTCGGTTCCGTAGAGGCTCATCCTATACTTGCCCGGATTGGATTAGGGCACAAAAAAGGCCCCCATTGCTGGGAGCCTCGTTTGAACCTTGGACCGCTATTAGGCGGTCTTGAGGCGGTGCAGGGAGGTCGCGCGACCGACAGCGGCACCGAAGAGCAGCGTGGCGGTGACGTTGTAGAAGCCGGACTGTTCCTGACCCATGAGGATCTGGACGCCGAGGCCGGTGTCCGCGTCGACAGCGTTGGCGACTTCGAAGCC